ACCCGGTTCAGGGTTAGGATCAGGCAGCAGGGACGCGGGTGCCCAACGGCGCTTGCGCGCGGTCATTTCACGTGAATTTCTGTTCTCAGCCATTTTGTTTCCTCATATCTTCAGCAACCTGTCGGGCGTATTGTTCCAAAGTCAAACCGAGCCGTTTGGCTATGGCCTGTTGCGATGTCGTTAGCACGATTTTTCGGGGCGCAGTGGTACGAGTCGCAGGAGCCACCACCGTTTTACGACGGGGTTTCTCTTCTGGTTCAGATTCCTCGAACTGGTCGGGGAACACTTGGCGCATACGACGGTTGATGGCGTCGTAGTAGTCGTCGGAGCGAGGGTCAACGCCCTGCTTAACCAATTTCTGGTGCAGCCCCAGCGCAAAGCTCGTCATCTCATCATCGGACCCAAACCACGGATTGTCTTGCTGCCACGCAGTGACTTTGGGATCGACCTGATTCTGCGGCTGTGCCGGAGCGGTGTACTTATTTTCTACAGCAGATTCTTCTTCTTGTAAAGCGGGGAGCGAAAAGTTAGCTACCCGATCCGCTTTAAGCTTTGCTGAAGTAAGCGACTCCTGTGCAGCCGTGACCTTATCAGGATCGCCCTCCTCGTATGCAGAGCGGAATTGCGCCTTGGCCTGCTCAAGCTCAACAGTCGCGGCACGTTTAGCCTGCTCAAGAAGCGCCTCTTGGTTCTGATTGACGGTCTGCTTAAGCTTCTTGTTTTCTTCAATGATATTTTGCGCAAGGCGTAGTGCTTCCTCGCGCTCCCGTAGGGCAGATTCCTTGGCTCTACGTTCGTCGTGATAGCCGCGAGTAAAGTGCTGGATACGCTTCTTAACCTTCTCGGAGTAGCCCTCCAGCTCATCATCAGTCACCTCGGGCGGCGGCTCAGCAGGCGTGCGCCCGCGGTCCTTGGCCGGCGTGTCGTCGACAACCTCAACTTCAAACCCGTCATCAGGGGTCTTGGCGTCTTCCTTGTCGGGATCAGGAAACTCAAACTCTACTTTTTCCATGGGCATATTCATTCCTTACCTTGCAGTTTGCTTTCGAGCTCGTGAATACGGTCTCTCAAATACGAAATGTAGTGATCTTGCTCGGCAGACCGCTTTTTGAAAATGCGCTCCATCTCGCTGACTCTTAAAATCAGGGCTTGGGCCTGCCCTTGCATGCGAGCCATCTCGTACAGAAAAAACTCGTCTGTCGTGCCGTCGCAGGTTACGGACACCGTATCGCTGGGCGGGTCCCACTTCATATCCATGCTCATGGCCGGCTGATGCCGCGTGGATCAGCGACAACAGCCTCAATGCTGTCGTCAGACATGAGGCGGTACTCCACCCCCCGGAATGTGAACCGTGTGCCGCTGTTGCTGCGGAACATCACGTAGTCACCCGCGTTACACCACGGCCCGTAGGGGAACCTGTCGGCATCTTTGTATGCCTGCGGCCCGACGTCCAGCACCAGCCCGATGGTCGACAGCACTTTCTCGTAGTGGACCGTCTTGGCATCCTTGAGGAGGCCGGATTCATACGTTTCCTCGACCTGTGGCAGGGCGATCAGCAGCATGTAACCAACGGGTTTAGGCAGTTGGTTTTCGATTTCTGCTTCGGTGTATTCCGGTTCAGTCATTGTCTTGGCCCATGTAAGTCTGCTCAAGGTCTGAGATTACTTGCGCTGCGTAGGTCAGACCCCGGATGACCCCACACAGCTCTTTATACGTGGCGTAGTCCCCCGCCTTGCCTTCAGCGAGGTGGCTACACACGCGTTCAATCTCGTCCTTCAGGTTGCCCTGAAGGACGCCAAACACCGTCTTTGCCAATTACTTCTCCTTTTTTGTTTTCTGCTGCACTACGGTTTTCATCAGGTCCATCTTCAGGCGGTCAGCGTGCTGCTTGTCTTGAGACTGCATCTGCGCACCGGTTTTCTGCGCGTCGAGCGCGAGCTTCTGCTCCTCCAGCGAGAGGCGACGGTCAGCCTGCTTGGCATCAAGCGCGTCTTTCTGGGCCTTACGCTGGATGTCCTGCTGCTTGACCTGCAACTCTTGCTGCTGAATCTGCAACAGCGGGTCTTGGGCTTGCTGCTGAGCCTGCTGCTGTGCCGCCTGACTCTGGTGAATCTGCTGGAGCTGCTTGGCAGCGTCGGCCACCAGCCGCGAGAGCTGCACCTCGAACTCCTCGGGCATGGGCTCATCAGGGGGCGGCAGCGGTGCGCCGAGGCGTTCCTCGATCTGCTTGCGGTAGCTGAACCCTAAGTGCTCGGCCACGTGGGCCATGATGGCAGCCTGCATCTGCTGGGCCATGGGGTTCTGGCCGATAGTGGCGCCGATCATCGGGTCCTGAATGAACGTCATGTGCGCTGTGATGTGCGCGTCGTGGTCTTGGTAGATAAACGCTTTGACCGGCTTGCCCACGAGCACCGCCATGTTCTCGGAGATCGGGTCTTTGGGAGTCTGGTCCTCGGGCATGGGGAGTATCTTGTCGGCGTTTTTTACACCCAGCACCTCGATCATCTGCCTGTGGAGGTACGGCAGGTCGTAAATCTGCGGCGCAGCCTGCGCCATCTGCATGATCGCCTGATACTGCACAACCCGCTGGGCCATGGTGGAGCTGTTAGGGTCGCTGACCGGGATAACCTCAGTGGTGGCGTAGTCCTCGCGCCGTGCGCGCCGGGAGGCGTGCGCGGGCTCGTAGTCATACTGGCTGGGGGCGTACTCTGCGATGATGGCCTTGAGCAGCTTAAACTCCTGCTTCATGGCGTAGTGCACACGCGCCTGCACGGCAGCCATGGGCTTGAGAGTGCGCTCGAGGATTGCCAGCGTGGTGCCCACGGGCGCGTTAGCCGACATGTCGCTCACGTTAAGATCGCTGATCGCCCCTAAACGTCGGCCTTCTTCGGTGATCTGGTTGAGCAGAGCGAGCAGCACTTGGCTGGGCTCTTTGTACGGCAGGGTCATGATGTTGTCGCGGATGGCCCCCGAGGGGATGTCCACATCCCGGAACTCGCCCGGTGCGATGGGCGTGTCGTCCCCCTTGATACGCATGCCGCGGGCTTTAAGCCCCCCGGGCAGGTTGTTCAGCGTGCCCGCGTCCACCAGCTGACGGATGATCGACGTGCCGGCACGTGCATAGCCACCGATGATGTGGATAAGCCCGAGTCCATAAAACCCAAAGCCAATCACGTACGGGTAGTGTACGAAGTGCTGACGCTTGAGGGGTGTGGGTGTGGGCCGTTGGGTCGCAGTCCCCGTGGGGTGCTCGGGAGAGGGCAGGTGAGGCTCCCAGTTACGACGGATAGACAGGACAGTCTGTGTGCCGCGGTCGACCGTGACTACGTACGGTGAGGGCAAGGCCGCGGCGGAGGGGGATTCGGCACCATCAAACCCGGGCACGACGAGGTCTGCGTGGCACTCAAACACGGCGTACCGGTTGTCATCGGTGAGCGTGTAGCCTGCGTCCTCGGCTTTCTTGGTCTCGAGGTCAGTGTGGTACGAGCGGGGCTCGCCCAAGTCAACGTCCCGGTAGAAGCCCGACGCCTGCAACTTCTGCATCTCGAGCTTAGTTTTACGCATCACGTGGGTGACCCGCTCGGCATTGCCGAGGTCGGTGGCGCCCCACGGCACGATCACATCTTCAGCCGGCACGGTGATACTGACCTGCCTGTCGAGGTTGGGGTCGAAGTACACCTTCTTGAACACGCTGCCAGCCAGCGCAAGGTTAAACAGCGCCCGCTCATGCTCGGTGCGGTACTCGGTCATGACCTCCGTGATCTGGTAGTTCATGTCGTCACGCACCCGCTCCGCGGCTTTCTCTTTCTCTGGCGTGGGGTCTCCGAGGATCATGGTCTTCACCGGGCCGGCAGCAGGGAAGGTCTCCTGCATGGTCTCGGCTTGGAAGCGAATGGCGGCCTCCGACAGCACGGCGCTGTAAACGCCGCAGGCATCCTCCCATGGCTCCATGCGCTCCTCATACTTGAACCCAAGCACCTCCAGCCCTTTAACGTACGTCTCGACCCACTCCTTCCGGGACTGGATGTCTGTCTCAACTTCGTCGATCAGGTCCGAGGCCAGCGTGGACAGGGTGTCTTCGTCGAGGTAGTCGGCAAGGTTGGCATCGAACGGGATGTCGGAGTCCGAGTCGTCGCCAAGGTTGAGGGTGCGGGTGGGGGCAAGATCAATCTCAACCGAGCCGTCTTCAAGCTCGATGACGGTGGGTTCGGCGTCGTCAAAGGCAAGCTCAAGCTGGAAAGGCTCGGCACCTGTAGGGAGATCGGAGGGGGTTAGCGCCTTGTCAACGTTTGTTGCCATTTTTAATCCTTGCTCGATTTGTTGTGGGGTCGTAGGCGAACGCAGAGGCTGGCTTGCCCGTGCCACGGGCAGCTCTGTCCAACGCGCGCTCTTCGGCAGTCATCTGGTCGCGGGTTTTGCCCGCAGGTGTAAGTTTTTCCGTGCCGGGGTAGAGGTGCCCTCGGTCTTGCAGGATTGCAACGGCACGGGCACGGTCGCCTACTTGAGCAGCCAGCCGGTCGATCAACTGGTTACGCCCCATGAATTTTTGAGTTGTCATCAGTAATAGCCTCCTCGGCGGCGGAAGAATACGGGGTCATTGTCCTCATAATCGGTCCGCAGGGACAGCAGCCCGCCGCGCCGTACGCGCGCTAAGGCTAGTGTGCAGGCGTCCACCTCGTCGTCATGCTCGGCGGCGGGGAAGGCAATTATTTCTTCTACGGTTTCTTGGGCCCATGAGGTTTCTGGGAACCATACGTGCCCTGCCGAGAACATATCTGCTACGGCGTTCAAGCGGGCGAGCTTGTCTTGCCCTTTGCCCGGGCTGAAGTCCTGCACAAAGATGCCGCTGCGGCGCATCTCGTCGATCAGCGGCTGGCCGCTGGCTTTGGCTTCGACGATCACGGAGTCGGGCTCCCACTCTTGGTACTGCTCCAGCGCCATCTGCTTGAGCTCGGGGAACTCCCACTTGCCTTTGACCCGATTGAGCAGGATGGCGTTGGTGGAGTTGTCTTCCTCATGGAAAAACACGCCCCAAGTGTGGCACACGCTAAAGTCGGACCGAGTCTTGGTCGTTAAGGCAGTGTCATAAGCCTGCACAATGAAGTCGACCTTAGGCGGGGTGTCGGGTTGCCACCACCTGATCCACTCGCGCTTGATAATGGCAGAGTCCGCAGCGGTCGGATTCTGCATATATTGGGCGTTCCACTGCCACGCCGGCATACTGGCACGGGTGCGCAGTAGCGAGTCAAGGCTCCACTGCTCAGGCCACAGCGATTTTTGAGGGCTCTCGGGGTCATCCGTGTCCAGAATGGCAGGAAACTCGAAAATCTCGTACTGGTCGCCGTCCGGGTTGAGCGCAGCGTCCTTGATAAGGCGTCCGATAAGGTCGCGCTGGTGCCAACGGGTATGCAATATGCAGATTCTGCCGCCCGGCATGAGTCGGGTGCGCAAACCGGCACGAAACCACTCGTATGTGGTGTCTAGGGAGTCCGTATTTCCTGCTTTGATGTCCTGTTCGGACAGCGGATCGTCCACAATGATGAGGTCGGCACCGCGCCCGGCCAACGCACCCCCCGTGCCGATGGCAAAATACTCGCCTCCTTGGCTTGTATTCCACTTTCCGGCAGCTTTAGCGTCAGCGGCAATGGTTGTTTGGGGGAAAATCTGCCGATATTCGGCAGTTTGCATCAGATTTCGCACCTTCCGAGCCATATCCACGGCCAATTCGGCAGTGTGTGAGGCAACAATTACCTTGTGATCGGGATGGCGACCCAAATACCATGCTGGGTAGTAGATGGAAATCATCTGACTTTTGCCCATACGCGGCGCCATGCTCACGGCAACCCGGTCTTTGTGCCCCTGCTCGACCTGCATCAGCAGGGCGCCGAGCCTTTTGAGGTGCGTACCGAACTTGTAGTTGCCGTCGAGGGCTGCGATAAACGCCAGAAAGTCATTCTGGCAGATGGACACGCGCTTGCGGGCCTCCAGCTCATCGAGCAAGGCTAGCAGCTCGGCTTTTTCCGAGTCAGGCAGGTGTTGCAAACGCATCATCTATCGACTCGTAGCGCTGCATGGGGGCCTGCGGAGTAGGCACAACCTCCCCTTCGATGACTCTTGACAGGCGCTCGCGCAGCATCTGCTCCAGCTCTTCGGTCGGGCGGTGGCGTAGCGTGATCTCGGCTTTTTCTGTGAACAGGCCAACGTCGCTGATCTTGCCGAGCAACTCAAGGGCCTTGATTCGAATCCGCGGGTCAGTATGGGCAGTCTCAAGCACCAACTTATTGGTGATATAAGTACGCAGCTGTGCAGCAGACTCGACGACTTGCTTGTCGTATTCTGACAAGATCGCCTTGAGATGCACTACCGTCCCCGGGCTTGAGAGGTCCGTTTCCGTGGCACCCTTGTTCCCCATGAACACCGACCGGGCAGTGGCTATGTCCTTGTCGGACACCTGCACATCAGCCTCTAATTCAGCGAGCGAAGCAAAGGCAGCCTCGACGCGAGCTTGCAAATTCTCGAACGTAGGCTGATAAGTGGCAAACTCGATGTCTGTATCCACTACGGGCGTATACATGGGCAACCCACGGAAGGGCGATAGGCCGAATATAGCACGGTTTCCCTTACGCGCAAGCGCGTAGGGAATGTACTGAGTTAACCTTTGCTGGAATTTTACTGAGTTAACCTTTGCTGGAATTTTACTGAGTTAACCTTTGCTGGAATTTTACTGAGTTAACTTAAGGGGTTTCGAGGTTTGCTGGAATTTTACTGAGTTAACTTAGGAGAGGTAGTGGGCTTTGAGAGTTTAAAACTCAGCACCTAGCAGGAGTGCGGAGTCCCATCGGCAAGCGCGGGGGGTGGGGGTAGGGTGGGTGCGCGCCGGCCCGATTCGGTCTAACCGTTAGACTTGACATTCTGACTAGTGCGCGTATAATTCAGTGCATGGGCTAACGCTAGCCCATCCCAACACGGCAAGGGTTTTGCCAAGATATGAAAGGAACCATTATGAAAGTCGAATCTATTGTCAAGACCATACCCGCGGACACCCTCGCAAAGTATCGCAAACAGTTTGCAGGTGCAGGGATACAAGCGGCGAGCTCAGCGGCAAAGGCGTACTTGCTACGCGTAAAGATTATCAATGATCTAATGGATATTGCTCGCACCACAGGCGTGGCCGCAAAGGTCGCTATTGCCGACATCATGCGCGAAGTGGTAAAGCCTTGCGCACGTACAAAAGACGAACAAATAGCGTTCAATGACATGCTCTCTGCCGACATTGTGCCGCCCACAGAATTAGCAGGCAAGCTTTCCTATTCTGCCGGCCATGCGTATAAAAAGAGTATGGAACTTGCATTCGCGCAAGGGAAACCTTTCACCCCTAGCTTGTATGCGCAAGCCTCTAGCAAATCCGCGGCAGACAAGAAAGCGGCCCATGCGGAAAAGGTACGTGCCGCGGAAATTGAAGCGGAAGAGGCCGCAAAGGCCGCAAAGGCCGCGGCCACTAAAGCGGCAAAGAGCAAGAGCGAAGAGGCAAAGCTTGCCGCGGCACAAGCAAAGCTTGAAGCGGAAAAGGCGAATGAAGCCGTGCGCAAGGCCATCGACGCCGCGCCTATCAGCCAAAAAACCGGCGGTCGCAAGAAAACCAAGGTGGAGCCAGCAAAGGTACTCACGCGGCATGAAGTGGCCATGCATGCCACACGCCTTGTGAGCATGTTGCGCGATCTTAAAGAGCCTTGCGCCGATGAGATTGCGGACATTCTCGCGGAAAACAATCTGCTAGTGAAGTGATGGTGTGCCCCACCCGAAAGGGTGGGGATTCTAACGGTTAGACTAAGGGAGAAAATAACATGGAAACAGTTTTTGTTTTGGACGCGGAACAGCTGAAAAAGCTTTGGGATATTGCAACAAGGTTGCAAGGTAGAAGCGACAGCGAGCGCGATGAAGGGCATCGGCTTTGGTTGTTGGTCGAGACCATACGCAAGCAAACCGCCGAGCTATAAAGGGGAAAATCATGTTCGAACTACTCGCGTTGCTTCTTGAATGCCGCTCCAGCGGCACCCTTCCCCCCGAGCTCTCACGCCGGGTTGATACCGTGGTCAAAGATACCCTCGCGCAGTGTGACGCGCTGCTAGGCTGGGTAGATGAAGAGGAAAGGTTGCAATGACACTCGAACAAGAGCTGATTCTAATGGTGATGGGCGCCTTCGTTGTAGTGTTAGTAATAGGTTGGCTGCTCGACTGGTAACCTAAGCCCGCTTCGGCGGGCTTTTTTGCGCCCTTGCGGGCAAAACGTCATAGTGATATTGGGCAGGCGGGCGAGCTGCGAGCGGGCGTGTGCGTCATAGTGGCTGGGGGCGGGCGAGTGAGCGGGTTGCGCCAGCGTCACCAATAGGATAGTATAGGTGGGGTCTAATCGTTAGACACACAGAGGAGAAATCATGTTCAGCAGGACAGAATGGCCGTTCAAGTATTTAGCAATGGGGGAGAGCTGCATCATCCCCAAAGAGGACGCACAGCGCGCCAAGCGGTACGTGTACGTGTACGCAAGCCAGTCAGGCAAACGCATGACGTGCAAGACTAACAAGGATGGCAGCGTGACTGTTACGCGCATCCCTGAGAAGGGCACAAACGGCGTGCTATTCACCGCAGAGGAGATGGCAATACTGCACCAGCTCTTCCCAAACAAAATACGGCTGCGAGCGTTCGGTGGGATCGTGGCCGGGCCACACACGGCACGGCTTACCAACGACGGAGGGGCTATATTCGAACCTAGGAGCGTGTAACACTGTAACAATTTTGGAGACGGGCGTAACACAAAAATTGTTACGCCTATTACTAGTATTACGTACCCATGCAAGTGGTTGATTCGTAACGTGCAACGCCTAGAAGAAGAAGAAGATTGATTGATTATTATTATATACTGTAACGCTGTAACACAAAAAAAGAACGCCGGCGGGAAATTTTCCTTTTCCCTGCCCGCTGCCCCGTTCGTCGGCGCGCACCCTATATTGCTCAAGCACGTTTTTGCGTTTGCCTATTCGCTCCCCGAAGACCCAAGTTACGTTACAAAGTTACCGCGTTGATTCCATTACCTTTTTCACCCTTTCTAATGGGTAACTTACTAAGACTTCCCAAAGTTACACGACCTATTACAAGGGGTCCGTAACTCCTTGATTTTAGGCCCTGCGCTTGTAACTTTTGACATCTGCGCTACCGCCTATTAATAGCCGGTTTTTCGCTTATTAATAGCCACCCGAAACCGTGTTTTTTAGGGTGCCGCGGCTCCGACGGTAATAGCTTGACAAACCTGCTAGTTTGTGGTATACTAACACTCTTACAACCTATAAACGGGCTTATATCATGGTTCTAACCATTAGACTCGAACTAATACCGACGCTCGACGGAATCCCCTTGCCTATACAGTTTATAGAGGGTGTGCGTTACGCCACGCACGCGGGCCGTCTTTATCCACTTGCCGAACTCATCGCCACGCTCCAGCACTCACCTGCTGCCGACCTAGGGCTTGCCCTTGCTCCGCCTCCAACCCGCAGTCCCGACCGTGACCATGACATTTACCGCCGTGTGCTGGGCGGTATGAGTATGACAAAGGCCGGTGCCCCTTACGGCCTGTCACGCCAGCGCGTGCAGCAGATTATTGCCCGACTACGATCAACCCCCTCAGCTTGACAAAACCGCTATCTTATGGTATAATATGTATTACGCTGACAACTCAGCCAGACACCAAGGAGACCGTCTAATGATTAGACCTGCCTGCGTCAACTGCGACGCACCCATACACCCCGCCCGTGCCGCGCTAGGGTACACCCTGTGCCTGACATGCGGTGAGCGTGCTGCCCGTGCTCGCAAGCACACAACGGCACCTTTATCCAAGTCAAATTACATCCTGATAACCGACCGCGCCATGCTGCGCCAACTCAACCCCAAGCACACCGTCTAAACGTTAGACCACCAAGGAGCCACCATGTCCAGTCCCAACCCATACAACCTGCTCGCCGAGCACTTCAACAAGCACCAATACAAGCGCGGTGCCTATCTGCACAGCGCACCCCTCGACCCCAGCCGACGCTGGGCCACAGGTCGGAGAGTTGTCATCTCGCCTGAGTGTGCACGAGTTATGTGCCACAAGACGCCTATCCTGACTGCCTACCCAGACGGCACCATCACACTCAATACGAACGGGTGGCACACCAACTACACCCGAGACACCATAAACGAAGCCCTACGCCTCACCCGCACACCCGCTTACGTCCATTCACGCAAGCTATTCGGCCTAAGCCAGTGGTGCCTAACCATATCCACCCCCACCCCCACCCCCACCCCCCCCCCCA